AACGCTCTGTTCCGTCACATTAAATGTCTATCACTACACACAAATACTAAGATTGAGGCATCTATCTGTTTTGACCAGAACAGGCAAGCGATGGGCGCTAAGGCGCTCGTAGGGATTACCTATGCCGCAGGCGAGACTGTGCTAGTCGCTCGTGACGGCGACTTGTATGGCAACCGTTGGCGTGACGCTCGGCCTGATGTATCAGGTGTCGTTGCATCCGAATCGAAAATAGCGTCTTGGCTAGACCATTGCCGTGAGTTAGTGCCTGAGCCTGAGGAGTTAGAACATTTACTTAACATCATGGCTTTTAAACTTCAGCATCCTGAATTAAAAATCAATCATGCCGTCTTGCACGGTGGCGATGAGGGTTGCGGTAAGGACACGATGTGGGCGCCGTTCATTTGGTCGGTGTGCGGTAGCCACCTAAAGAACCGTGGCATTATGGATAACAATTCGATTAACAGTCAATGGGGTTATCAATTAGAGTCTGAAATTTTATTAATTAACGAACTAAAAGAACCCGATGCGTCCGCCCGTAGGCAGTTGGCGAACCAACTTAAGCCGATAATAGCCGCTCCCCCTGAGATGCTACCGATTAATCGTAAGGGTTTACACCCATACCAAATGGCTAATAGACTGTTCGTTTTAGCGTTCTCGAATGACCCTGTGCCAATCTCTTTAGCGTCACAGGACAGGCGGTGGTTTTGCGTGTGGTCGGCAACGGGGCGGATGGATTCGCACAAGGCCAAAGAAATGTGGGATTGGTATAGACATGGCGGATTCGAGTCGATTTCAGCGTGGCTACACGCTCGTGACGTGAGTAAGTTTAATCCGTCAGCGTCACCGATGATGACTGAGTTCAAGGCTAACTTAGTTGAACACGGTATGAGTATGGCTGAATCGTTCTTAGTTGAGATGCTCAAAGGTCGTAAGGGCGAGTTTGCCAAAGGCGTCATCGGTTCGCCCTTCCATTCGCTTTGTGACCGATTGACTGGGTTAGCCCCCGCCAATGTCAAAGTGCCACAAGCCGCCCTTTTGCACGCTCTCAAAGAGGCGGGATGGGTAGACTGTGGGCGGTTAAAGTCGAGAGAGTTTGACACGAAGAAGCACATTTTTGCAGACCCCGAAATAGCGTCAATTCTGAGTAAGTCTGAGCTGAGGCGTGCGCTTGAGGATGTTCCTACGCCTCAAAGCGTCAATATTAAGTAAAAATAAAGCCCCAATTAAGGGGCTTTTTAGTTAGTGGTTGAGGGTTATAGGTCGAATACGGCTATGATTAAAAGTGCAATAGCACTTACGATGAAAGCGGTTAGCATGATGTTACCCTTACCCATTTATCGCTTTGCGGGGCTGGTGGCGCACCGTTGCCTTCGTTGCCTGTTTTACTTATTGTAAAGCGTGCGCGGAGTTCACCTGTAAGCGCGTTAAAATCTAGCGCCGTTTGCTTTTTTTCTTTTAATAAGTCTTGATATTTCCATATTTCATGCAAGTTTTTAATTCTAACTAATTCGTGATTAATTTTCATGTTGTTACCTTTCCGTTATATTTGTTGGCGAATAGTTGGGCGGATGTTTTATCGTTAAACCTGATAGAGTAATCCTCGCCTTGTATTTTGTAGTGAACTATATACATTTGACCTCCTCAAACTCGAAAGGGCAAACTTCAATATAAAAACTTGTTTCGCCCTCATCAAACAAAGGTTTTAAAGTTTTCATAAATTCGCGCGCCTGTTTTTTACTTTCAAATGCTTTACAACTTTCAATATTTGTAGAATTTTCAAGTTCTTCTTTAATCATTACGATGTATATATTTTTCATGGTTTAATCTCCTCTATTAAATCGTGTTCGTCGCATACAAAGGCCATATCCATATCCCAAATGCCAAAACGCTCATTTACTATTTTTTTGCGTGCTATTTCTTCGGCCTCTTTAGCGTTGGCTGCCAAAACTTCAGTAAAAGCCGTGCCAGTTATTAAAACAGAGTATTTCTTTGCGCTCATGCCGTGACCTCCTCTATACTGCCATTTGCGTTATCAATGTAGTTTTGCTTTTTGATGTCAAAAAAACTAAAAGTCTCCCATTCTTTGCCGTCCTCTGTAGGATCTATTACTAATTCATATTCACGTGTGCCAAGCCAAAAATAATGATGCGTGCGCTCTTTTAATACTGCGCCTGATTGCCCCATTTTGCCGTGTATAGCCCCTTTCGTGCCGTCATTGATAATAATCCATCCTTCTTTATCAATATTAAAAATTAAAGTAATAGTTACACGGCTAGTAAGTCTTACGTAATGTATAGATGCTTTCATGGTTTAATCCCCTTCTGTGGTTAAAAATATGGGCGTATGTTCGCCCACGTAAGCGCCTAAAATATTAAAATCAAAGTATTCTATGGCGTCCTCTTCTGTCATATCTTGCATTAATATGGCGATGATCTTGGCATAGTCATAACATACGGCCACTAAGTCTATACGCTCCGCCACGCCTATGATTGCATCGTCGAACCCGTCTAATACTGTCAAATCAGGGTAATGATCGTTAATATATTGGCGGTTCATTTGGAGGCCTCTAAAAATTGTTTTTCAAGGTGTTTAACGGCCTCTTGGCCTTCAGTTATATCTTCCATATCGCTTTCATACATCTTATTATCTACCCCCATATTTTCTAGGTAATAATCGCCGATGGTACATAACCGCTCTATTGCTATTAATTGCTTTTTTGTAATTTCAACTAACATATTAAAACCCCCCTGTACGATAGATATAAATAAGCGCAAGGCCTAAGCCAAGCGCAACCATGAACAAACCGCCTAATAAATAATCTAAAAATGTTTTCATTGTGTTTATTCCTCTGTTATACCCGCGCAACGCATAGCCATACCGTTGCAGAAATCGGGGTCGCTTACCATGCCTTGCTCAAACACGATAGGGCTACCATCTTCGGTAAGGGTGAAATATTCGTCAATCGTATGATTATCAACGCCAGTTTCAAAAAGATCACCAATAATTGATAAATCGCATACATCTACATAAATTAAATATCTAGGCATATATTTTTCCTTAAAAGTTTACGAATAAAATAGAATCGTCCGTCTGACCGACAACGGTTGTATGTTCACATAAATAACCTAATACCGTTTCACGGACTTTTGGCACATCGTTTAAGTCTATTTCGCTTAGATCAATGTTATAACCGTTAGCGATACTCAATGGCTGATCTTCGGTTATGTCGCAACAGAGAGCGATGACGTCTAATTCCTGTTGCTTATCCATGTCAAATTCGCCCTCCTCAATCCATCCAAACAACTCACGCAAGCCCTCATGTGTAAAATTATTAGGACGGATAGACATAAAAGCATCATGAAATTGGTAAAAATTAACAGTTTGGTACATGGTGTATTCCCTTCGATTAGTTTAGATTGGTTGATTGTTGAGGTAAGTTACACCCTTACGCGTGGCCACATTTGCGCCCAATGCGCGCAGTCTGCTCTTAGTTGTGGGCGTTGACCAACGCGCCAATGTTTTGACGTCAACCGCCAACGGTTCGGGTTGATCGTGCCAATACTCCGCGATTAAGTTACCGTGTAGGTATATTTCAGAGCGCGACCCGTGAGGGTTGCCACTTTCTGACGCGGATATAAAATATACCGTTGTATTGGATAGTCTAAAATCTTGCTTGTTTTGAACTGCAGACAATACTGCTTTTTCTATTTTTCTCATAATGTGTTTTCCTTTAGTTGAGTTTAGTTTATTGTTGAGGGCTTTCGCCCTCTTTAGTTAGATTGTTTCGTTGAGTTTATTTAACGCTTTTATGGCATCTCGTTTTAATGTTGCCGATCTCAATACTTGCACGATCTCGCCCAATTCATTGCGTTGAACTACTCTCCAAGATGTTTTAATGTTTACGCCTTGCGTGCCATAGTAACCCCATTTTAATAATTCGTATTTCATAATTATTTGTCCTTAAAATTGTGTGTTTAATAATTCGATTACTAGCGCATCATCTTTGGCTCTTAATGCGTTTACGATGTCATCATTTTCTAACGCCAGTTCGGGCGGTAACATTAGTTCGTTGCATTTTGCTATAAATTGTAATTGTGTCATTTTGTTTTCCTTAGTTGAGTTTAATTAATTATTACAACTCAATTATACACAAATAAATTAATAGTGCAACATTTATTGTTGCATATTCACAAATAATTTGGATGTGGATAAAAAGCGTTATCCATGTGGATAGTAATTTGGACAATTGAGAATTGGCGCAAATCATTACAGGGCTTGAGAGTGGATATTGTGGATAGTTATATATACCTTATTCTATGAAGTTGAATAGTATATAAATAAGTATAATGATATGTAGAGTTATGACGGCTTAAAACGGAGTTGTCCACTTGTCCACTTGACCCACGTTTGCACCCTGTCTTTTGTCCTACGCTTTTTCCTTTCCCCTTAATGTGGATAATGTGGACACCTAAAAACTAATAACCCATGTTGTCCACATGGTGACGGCTAACGGCTAGTAACTGGCGGTTAAAACTTACTTGTCCGCATTGTCCAAGTAGCCCACGGCATACAGTTGTTAGCAAGCACTTACTAACAGAGGGCAAAAACTTTTAGCATGGGGGGGGGGTAGGGCCGAGCCGAACGGCCCTATGGCGGCGGAGCGTTTGCGCAAACTTTTTATTTTTTTATAAAAAATTTATGATAAGATTCCACCATGTTTGATAACTTTCATTCCTATGTGTATGAGCCACGCAAGCTAGAGGCTACCGAGGCTAGATTGCAACGCATATACGATGCTGCCAAGTTAGGACTCAAAGGCGACACATTAGCCCTTGCTGCTGGAATGCGCCCTACCGAATACCGACAGCTCACGCAACTAGATCCCATTGCTGAATACGCTGAACAAAAAGGCAAAGCCGATGGCGAAATGGAGTTATCTGCGATACTGCACAAAGCCGCAGCCGATGGCGACGCTAAAGCTGCGCTAGAAATCCTTAAGCACCAGCATGGCTGGGTAGCTAAACAACAACTGTCGATAGATGTTGAGCAACGCATCTCGATCACAGCCGCACTCGAACAAGCGCAACACCGCGTGATCGAAGGCGTGTTCAAACAAGTAGAAGATCAAGAAGCGTTCCACGTGAAACCTCAATTAAAACAAAAAGTCGCCTAAATGCAATCCACCATCTACTCAGCGCAAGACGAACAAGAGTTAATGTCACGCCTGTGGAGTCCTGCAATCAAGGACAATCCGCTAGCGTTTGTGATGTATTGTTATCCTTGGTCGCAACAGGGTACGCCGCTTGAGAATTTCACAGGGCCTAGAAAATGGCAACGTGAGATCTTACTGGACATAGCCGAACATATTAAGCAAAATCAAGGCAAGCTGGACTTTGATGTGCTAAGAGAAGCGGTAGCGTCTGGGCGTGGAATTGGTAAGTCAGCGCTAGTCTCATGGTTAGAACATTGGATGTTATCTACCAGAATAGGCGCAACGGTCATCGTGTCGGCTAACTCGGAAAGCCAGCTACGCAGCGTCACCTGGGCGGAAATAACGAAGTGGTTATCCATGTCCATCAACAGCCATTGGTTTGAGGTATCGGCAACACGGGTGATGCCAGCCAAATGGTTGACTGAGCTAGTTGAACGGGATTTGAAAAAAGGCACACGGTACTGGGGTGTTGAAGGACGGTTGTGGTCGGCGGAGAATCCTGATGCTTACGCGGGGGTTCACAACTACGACGGGGTAATGGTTATATTCGATGAGGCGTCGGGT